GGGGCGGTGTAGCATTTATTCCTATGTCCGAAATTATGGGTAATCATACTTTAGTTGCTGAATTTGAAATCATTCCAGATGTCTCAGCCGAATTTGAAAAATGCAAAGATCAAAAGGTAGGACAGGGATACGATGTACTTACTTTATTTGGCTACATTCCAGTTATACTTGGAAGATACTTACACATCGGCATTCATAATCCATTCTATTCTAAATCTGCTGAAGTTTGTTCTGAACTGATTGTGGAAATGGATGTCAATCATGAGATTCATGAATTCGATGGGTTAGACCCGGCTGATATCAGTCCCGCTGATTTGTTCGACATTTGCTCAAAGGGAAGTAGTTTCAAGCGCATAGTGTAAGTTTTTCGACCACTAAACTGATATATTGTTTATAGACCCTTGACCGGAGAGGTGCATGAGGGCAACTTATATCTATTTGGTGACCAATTTGGTCAATGGTAAATTTTACGTTGGTAAAAGTACCGACCCACAAGGACGCTGGGGCGATCATAGGAAAGTTGCACTCGGTGGTAGAGATAAGTATCCGAAAGATTTTTTCGCTATTCATGCTGCTATTCATAAATATGGAATAGCTAATTTTCAATTTGAAATTATAGATGAATTGAGTACGGAAGACGAAGCTTATAAGGCTGAAACTCAGTGGATTGTGCTATTATGCTCTAATCTAAAACAGCATGGATACAATTGTAATCGAGGTGGTGAAGGGGGTGTCACTCCAAACGAAGAAACTCGTACTAAATTAATTGCAGCTCAGAATAGGCCCCACATTAAACAAATGAAATCAGAATTGATGAAGCAAAGACATCAATCTGATCCGAGACATCTAGGGAAGCTACAAGCCAAACTCAACGAACTGCAAGTATTAGAAATAAGAGCCAAATACCAACGAGGAGAAGCCGGCTATCTTAAACTTGCTAGGGAATATGATGTAGGGCAAACCACAATTAGAAAGATTATCAATAGAATAACTTGGAGGCACATATGAGAGCTTTGGTGCTTTCAGGAGGGGGAAGTAAGGGGGCGTATCAAGTCGGTGCATTGAAGCATATTCTTGGAGAAAAGCACGTACAATATGATGCTTTGTGCGGCGTAAGTGTAGGCGCAATTAACTGTGCCTTCCTTTCCATGTTCCCATCTGGACAAGAACTACAATCAATTGATATTCTCCATCAAATGTGGAATGGGCTAGATAACTCCAAGATTTACAAGCGCTGGTTTCCATTTGGCCGCTGGCACGCTATTTGGAAGAAGAGCTTTTTTGACAGCAGCCCTTTGCACAAGTTACTTCGTGACGGGCTGAATTTAGACTTGATTCGTAAGAGTGGCAAGCAGGTCTGTGTGGGGACAGTCTCTCTTAGCTCGGGTAAATATACCATTTTCGATCAAAATTCGGATTATTTTATCGACGCTGTGATTGCCTCAGCCTCTTTTCCGGGCATGCTGAGCCCTGTTAGCTTCTTGGGTCAATTGTGGAGTGACGGTGGAGTGAAAGAACTTTCGCCTATCAAGAAGGCGGTTGAGCTAGGGGCTGACCATATTGATGTGATTATTACTTCTCCTCAAACTCGTATTAACAGATTTGTAGAGAACCCTACTACAGTGGATATTTTGAAGAGAAGCATCGATCTATCAACCGATAAAATCATGGCCAATGATATTGAAAAGGTAGAGATGTATAATAAGATGGTAGCTATGGGTTTGACAGGGCGTAAGCATGTGACGCTCAACATTCTTCGTCCAGATTATAATCTCATTGAAGACCTGCTAGATTTCAGGCCCTTTAAAATTCAGGAAATGCTGGAAAAGGGCTATCAGGACGCCAAATACAAGTACATAATGTGAATATTTACGCATGGTAAGGTAGGAGTAACACGTAAATGCCAACTAACAATTACCCAAACGTTCCAAAACTTACCTGGGGGTATGCTCATAATTACTTCCAGAAGCTCAGTGTTAGCTGGACCGCTTTCGGCGCTAACGCAGTGGATGGTTATCAACCAGATTTGGTAATCAATCTACCAGAGCCTACTCAAACGGTAATTTTTACTAACCTAACTACAGTCTCCGCTCCTAGCGCTACCTCAGTTATTGAATACAGTTTTGATGGCAACACTGTCCATGGCGAGTTAGGTAATCATATCAATAACCTATCGCTAACCTTTGAAAACAGGGTTATATCAAGTATATGGTTTAGGGTTCAGTCAGGCTCCACTGGACCGATCAGTGTTTCCGTACAAGCTTGGGGCGTTCGATAAGTAAGAATGCGTAAGAGTAAGTTAATCAAAAACAAGTGTGAGATCGAAACCTGCAACGTTACCGATCCTAATTTATTAGAGTTGCACCATATCATTGAAAGAACTGAGTTAAATACCACCAATCACGATTTCAATTTGGCTATTTTATGTGCCAATTGTCACGCATTAACTCATTCAGGAAGACTTAAAATCATTGGCGTATATCCATCTACTCAGCTACCCAACAAGAGAACTTTAATTTACATCTTAGATGGAAAGCCAAATATTGAGGGCATAACTGAGCCTTATGTAGAGTTTGAAAACAAAGCGTTCAAACTATTTAGACCAGAAAAGTGGAGTCCAGAAAAATGAGCAAGAAAGACATCGACACATCATTTCTCCGTGATATTAGCGGAGACTTGCAGAAGCTTGATGCTACTAATCCTGAGAATCTTAGCGACAAGGTTTTGGAGGAGAGAGAGACTCGTAAACGTTTGCTAACACATGCACGTTTAGTTGGTTGCGAAAGAGATATGCTGTTGTTGTTCGCTAAATATGATAAGCTATTGCGCAATTGCACTAATGATCAAGAGCGTAGAGACATCGGCAAATTGGGCGCTGTAGAAGTTTATCGTCTTTTGGGTGGCGGGGGCGAGCTTTATGTAGATAATCAGCTCGTTTGTAAGGACAAATAAAGGAAACACTATGAGTGACGAAGGAAAATTTTTTGGCGAAGTATTATGGTTCGATCCCAAGAGAGGTTTTGGCTTCATTGGATGGGAGAAGGATGGGGTCCAGCAAACGGATCTATTCGTCCACTTCTCTGACATCACATGTGAAGGGTTCAAGACTCTCTATAAGCACCAGAAAGTATCTTTTGGACTCGGCGTTAATAAACGTGGTCAACCAAAAGCTATTGATGTTGTTGTATTGAAGAACTAATTTTACTTCTTCACGAAGATTTGAATAATTTGAATGACCAAGGATAACAATCCGGTGATGAATAACACCTGGATTCTGAATAGATCCTTAGTAGTGTCGTCACTTTGCTTGACGAGTTTATCCAACTTTTCGTCCATTTTTTCAGAACGTTCTTTGTTGGCTGTCAACAAGTCGATTATTTCCTCATTTTGAGTGGCAACCTCGGTTTCAATCTCGATAGCCTTTTTGTTTACTTCCAAAATGAGTTCTAAATCTTTCTTATTGACATGATCATTGATAGGAATGATTTTGTCGGTCATTTAACCTCAGTATCAGGGGTTGATTTTTTATCTTTCCTGGCTTTGATCTTGGCGATAACTGTATCGCATTTGTCATTTAGTCTTTTGTAGTCACTAATAATTGACGGTTCCACAGGCTCCATCTCTGGAGAAGAAGCAGTAATGATCTGATCAATGACGGAGGTGATTTGTTTGCGCATCATGGCTTGGCCTTTGGGGTAGGTTTGGTAGCATCCATCTCGGCTAAATCAGCATTTTCTTTAGCGTACTCGTCATCAGACAAACTAAGTTCCTCGTAGTACTCTTCTTTGATGCTGAATATTGACCTCTGCCTAGATGGGATATGAGACTCACGATCAATGTTCGTGTTTTTCTTGTTAATCTCAGGAGGATTCTTGCGAACTACCACCTTGTCGCACTTGGCGGCTAATGAGCCCGTGGCTGCCGACTGTTGAACTTGCTCTAAAGTATACTGGTAATGTTTCTTGTCCAACAAATTAACAGATGAAAATGCCTTAATGGTCAGATTTAGGTCTGCCAAGCTGACATTTCGGTTAGAAATGTTGGTAATCCAGAACTCAGGGCCTTTAGATTTCATACTATAATGTCATAATTTGCCATAATACTTAGAGGAACCATGACCGAAACTTTATCCTACTTTCCTGGGCAGCTTGTAACTGTCTTTCAAGAGATGAAAGATATCAACGGAGTACGTACTGATGGGTACGGAGCACCTGTTGTGTCCAGAATTGTTCTTCCAACTATGACATTGGCCTCGGGATATCCTCAAACCATGACTAGATTGGATATCGGACTATATTATTTTCAATTTACGCTTCCCACGGGAGCTGCAAGTGTAGGAAGTTACTTGGTAGATATCTCTTTCCTTAATCCAACCACCGGATTACCCAACAACAGCACTTATCAGGTGGTGGTAACAGCGCCTTTTGGTAACTTTGGCGTCTCAGTAGGTACGGTCGTATGAGCATCAAGGCACGCGGTGAACTACTTGACGTAAATGATCAAGTAAATCTAACTGTACAATTTAAGGATGTCTCGGGTAATCCCCTCAGCACGGATTCTTACCCGACAATTTCTATTATTCAGCCAAGTGGCTTGGTATTGCTTGCTCCAACTTCCACGGGAGTGAGCCAACTTGGTCCCGGTCTGTATTCCTACATCTTCACCGTCCCACCAAACGGCCCGTATGGCGTT